CATAGCTCAGCCCACTGTCGCCGCCCATGACGCCGTTTGAGCTATATTGAATCGCCTTATCCCCGCCGACCGCGCCGCCGCCCAGCATTGGCACCGCCGAGTTGGTTCCCTGGAGGACCATCCAGGCGTGCAGCGTGGCGTCGTAGTAGAGCTTGCCCTGGCTCGGCGAGCCGGGAGGCGCGCCTGCGGTCGTGACGCCCAGATGAATGAAAGCCTGGTTGGCGTTGATGTGGTTGGCCGAGACCCCGCCCGAGAGCGCATTGACGGCGGTCTCGGACGTAGATGGCGTATAGAAGCCCGCGTCGGCCTGGACCGAGCCGGTCTTCACGATCACGCCAGGGCTTGATGCGTTCAGCGCGGTGACCGTGACCGCCTGGTTGACCTTGTCATAGATGAAATTGCCCGAGCCCGCGAAGCTGCCATCCGAGTCATGGAACTGCACGTCCTCATTCGCGCCGCCGGGCGCGCCGAGCGGGATGTAGGCAGTCGCCGCAGCCGCGCCGGTCGGGTAGTCGGAGATCTTGAGGATCCCGGCCCCATTGTCGAAATACCACTTGGCGAAGCCTGATGAGGGCGATGTGGGGACGGCAGTCGCCGCGAGCGAGTACGTGCCGTTTGAGAGGATGCGCCCGGTCGCGGTCAGGTTAACGGTAGTGAGAAGCTGGTTCGCGGTGTTGTCCCAGGTGAGCGCCGCGACACCGGCGAACGTACCGGGGCCGCTGTTATACTGCACGGCACCCGCTGGCCCGCCGGGCGTCACGCTGCCGCCCGCCGCCGCGAGATCGACGGTGTTCCACGTACCACTGGTCGCGTTGAAGTACCAATAGATCGAGCCGCCCTGGTAGGCGAGCCCGCCATAGCCTGCCGCTGGTTTTGCGAGTGCCGGAGCGGTGGCCTGGGCCGAAAGGTAGATGGCCTGGCCCATGCTGGTCGCGATGCCCACCTTGAGGATCTGGTTGGCGTTATCCCAGGTGAGATTGGCCGAGCCCAGGAACGCGCCCGGGCCGGAATTGAACTGCACGGAATTGGCGGGGCCGCCCGGCGTACCGCTGCCGCTTGAACCGCCCGACCGTTCAAACACCCAGTTTCTTGGCATCGGTTTTATCCTGCGGTCAGCCTGACCGTCTGCATCGGCAATACCGTAATCGAGGTCGTGCCGTCGAAGAGTGTCTCGCCCGCCGCCGTCGTGACTACCACGCTGTGCGGGCCGTTGTTGTTCACGATGAAAAGAGCGCGCCCGTGGTAGAGCGCGAGAGGCAATAGTTGGACCGGGATATCGTTCGCCGAGGTGTCGGCGCGCAGCGTCTGGTCGGTCTCGTCCATTGCCCAGGCGACGCCGGTATTGGGGTCGGTCGCGGCGGGGCCGATGTCGCGCACGCCCGGCGGCTCGCCAAAGATATACAGCTCGCGCGAGACGGCAAACTCCTCATCGGTGATGAGCCCCTGGTCGTCGATCAGGTAACCGGTCACCAGGATCACCCGGTCGCCCAGGTTATCGACGACCAGCCGCTGGAAGGTGTTGCCGGGCGAGGAGACGTCGAAGTCCGAGGTCACGGTCGCATCCGGGTACTCGGGCGCTTCGACGATCCCGATCGAGGTGGCGTCGGGGACCGTGTCCCAGGGCGGCTGGATGGAAATACGGATGGCGGTATTGCCGGTGATCTGCCTGACCTGCCCCGCGCCCGTGCCGCGCAGGATGCGGTAGAGGCGGCCCTGCTCCTGGCCTGGCGTCAGGCCCGGCGAGCCAAATTGATTTTCGGCGACGAAATTATTCCACAGAGAATCTTCGATGTAGTCGGTACCCGCCGCCGTGGCCGTCGACCGCACGATCAGGACGTCGCCCGCCTCGACGGAATTGCCGGGGTCTCCGGCGACCACGCAGTTAGGCGTTACGGTAAAGGTGCCGGTCGAAGAGTTGAAGCCCGTCACCTGGAAATTCCAGAGCGGGGCCGAGCCATCGGAAGCATCCGCGAGCGCGCTCACAATGCGGTTGATCCAGTTGTCCGTCGACCCGACGAAGTCGGTACAGACGATCTGGTTGGGCGCGGTCACGCTGGTCACCGACACGCCCGCGACGCCCGAATGGTGGACTAGCTTGGCGGCAATACGGATGCGCCTGGCCGAGCCCTCGGGCAGCCCCTGGGTCATATGGTGGATCGGCCCGGGAATAGAAAGAGACCCCGGCAGCGCCCCCGAGGTGGCCGTTCCCTGGCGCGCGATGCGCCTGCGGTCGTTGCCGCAGTATAGCTCCCAATCCGTCCAAGACCCCGAGGGTGCTGGGGTGAGCGCGAGATTCACCTGCTGGCCGGTGGCGCCTGCCGGGATGTAGATGGCGGCGAGATTCGAAGGGACCGAGTAGCCCATCCCGCCGGTCGATGTCGCGGCCCGCTGGACGACCGCCGCGTAGACCACCTGGGGACCGTTCAGCGTGCCGCCCGAGGTCAGCGTGATGCCGACGATGGTTGGCTGGACCGGTGCCAGGAAGTGATTCACCACCTGCTCGCCCGCGACCCAGATGGCCGGGGACCAGTTGCCGTCCTTCGTGATCGTGTAGTCCTGCCAGATATCGAAGGTGCGCTCGGAGGCGTCCGTATAGAGCGGGTCGCCCGCGAAGGGCGCGACCAGGTTCGGCATCCACGCAAGGCCGGTCGGCGAGGGGAGGGTCTCGGGAATCACCGGGGCCGCCGGAACGTCGACGGGCTTCGGGCCGACATCCAGGTCGTACATCGAGTCGGTGGTGGGCGACGCGGTGATATCGATCGAGAAGTCCGGGTTGAGCGTCCACTTCTGCACGCGGCCCTCGGCGGGGCCGCCACCCGGCATGCGCGGGTGGGTGAGCGAGATCACGTCGCCCACCTGGATCTGCATGGCCATGATGGTGGTCTTGAACTGCAGGTTGCGGGCGTTCAGCTGCTCGGTCACCCCGACGCCGCCCAGCTCCTCGCGCAGCCGGGTCGTGATGACGCGCGCGCACTGCGACTTATTCGAGATCCCGACGAAGGACATGGTGTTGCGCGTGTAGAGCGGCGAGTCGGAGGTACCGGCGAGCCCAGCCGCATCGAGGTCGTAAATCGATACCGTGTTCAGGTCCCAGTTGAATTCCTCGTCGCCAAACTGGCCGTCGAGCCAGTTGAATTGGGGCGCAAGCGGCGTGGCTTGCAAAGAGTTCATCAGGATATTGTTCTGGCTGAAGGCGTAGCCAGCGGGCACGCCGGAATGGTAGCGGATCCCGATCCACAGCTTGCCGTTGACGAACGTGTAATAGCCCAGGCAGGAATTGAGGATCTCGGTCAGCCAGTCCTTCAAGGGCTTCTGTTCCTTCAGGACCCCGCGAAACGGAAACTGACGCTCGTTCCCGGTACCGACTAGCTTCGCGACCTGGGTGTCGCAGATCGCGGCCATTGCGATTGCCTGGTTGACGTCGAAGTAACTTTCCATCACGGCGGCCGGGATCGATCCGGCGTTGGAGGGCTGGACCCGGAGGCCGAGCCCGCGCAGGTAGACGTTGATCGCGACCCACACGGCGTTGCTCACGGGCGCGGTCCAGACGCGCGCGCCGGGCGCGGTCCAGGTCCACCCGGCAATCCCGCCGGTCACCGTCACCTGCATCTTGCGGTCGCTCACCGCGCTCAGCTGCAGGCCCTTCTCATCGGTCCGGCGGATCTCGGCAAAGGCAATCCCCGCCGCGTAGGTAGCGCCCGACGGCACCACTCCCCAGGGAGCCTGGTCAAGCGCGAAGAAGTCGGAGTCACTGGCCGGGTCGGTGCCTAAGATTCCCCGCCAGCCGCCGCCGTGGAGCGGGTCGTGGGGCGGCTGGTCGTCGAGCTTATGGAGCAGCAGGTTGGGCGAGTAGCTCGAGATCGGGCCTTCGGAGACGACCCCTAACGCCGAGTAGAACTCCGATTCATCGCGGCCGCCCGCGACATCGCAGGTGACCAGCATATCCTCATCGGTATAGACCTCCTGCACCGGGCGCTGGTAGATCGTTTCATTTGCGATCGTAAGCGAGGTGAGGGAGGACGTGCCATAGCCGAACACGCCGGTATTCATGTCCGCGATGCGCACATAGGCGGGGTTCTGTGGGGTTGCGATCAGGCCGCCAAAGCTCTTGGGGACGCCGTTTGCGACGCAAGCCGCCTGGGACTTATCGCAGGTGGCGTTAGCGGACACCGACGGGCAGAAGCGGCCCTTATAGACCTTCCAGCACGTCCGCGAGACGGTACGCCAGGGGTACGGGATCCCCAGCTCGAAGGTAGCGTCCGACGCAGGCAGGACGAAGCGGCCATCGGAGGTCAGGTTCCAGGATTTGGCATTCCCCTGCCAGAACTGGATCAGGTAGTTCGTCTGGACGTGAAAGAAGCTCAGGATGATGGTGGCGCGGAAAAGGTTCACCTGGTTCGCGAGCTGCGTGAAGACATCATCGGCATTCCCGAACGTGAAGCTCGCGGCGTCGGAAGCCTCGGAAATGGTTTGCGTGATGCCGTTCCAGTCGAAGAGGCGCGGCAGGTAGAGCTGCCCGTTCACCGTGCACCGCCGCGATGCCAGGTAGAGCGCCGCGGGGGCCGCGCCTCCGGGCGGCGTGCGCGGGATGATCTGAACTAGCGGTACAAACTCCTGCACCTCGCTTAGGAGCGCGGTCGTTAGCGCGGAATCGGGAAAGCGGTTGACCGTGGTGGTCGACGTATAGGCCGGGACCACCGTCGGCACCTCGAGCAGCGTCACGCCCGGATCGTTGGTCAACATTGCAACCAGGTGATCGAACTGGATCGAGGGGTTCTCGTAGCGGGCGGTGACTGCTTCTGAGCCGCCCGGTCCCCAATGCGTATAGGGAAACTGCGCATATCCGCCCTGCGCCTGGAGCCAGTGGGCCTTCAGGTTGTCGTACTCGTTGCAGGCGAGGCCGCGCGAGCGTACCACGCGGAAGCGCCGGACGCCGGGGCCTAAGAGAAAGCGCTGCTCGGTACGGAGCCCGGGCTGCTCGAAGACGTGCGCGGCGGTCGGCGGGGTCTGGTCGAAGCCCGAGCCATAGTCGCCCTGGAGTGGAAACGCGCCGATCACCGGCGGGTCGGGAATCGTAATCGGGCCGAGGGTGTCGCTCATGCTACCTCCCGCAGTCCGAGCGAGACCTGAGAGCGCGTGCCCAGGATGACCTGGTCGCTCCACGAGCCATCGAACACCACCGCGTAACGTCCATCGGGGGCCTGGCCGGTCTGATCCCAGGTAAATTTCGGGACGGTCTCGACGAGATTGTAGAACCAGAACGGAATAATCAGGTGCGCCTTATAGAACGTGTAGAGGGTGGTATACTCCGACGCTTTGACCTTCCGGGTCATGCGGAAGAAACGGCGCGGGTGAAGCGCGAGCGCCACCCGGTCGCTCGACCCATCCTGATAGGTATTCTGGAAACTCTCGATGCGCAGTTCCTCGGTGAAGGCCGCGCACAGGGTCGC